CAAGCATCACCCACATATCGAGTTTCTTAAGTATGAGAACCGATATGATGCTGATATTTTTGTCGGTGGAGATGGTGGTGGAGCATCTGGTAAAGTATTCTTGCCCGGTGAAAAGAATGCTGATGGAAAACCGTGGTTAGATTATGAGAAATCTTCTTCTCATAATTACATTCGTGTTCGCTCAGATGACGATATTACTAAAGAAGAAATCCTTCAACGTATTGTTGCTATGGGGCAGAATGGTGATGGTAGTTTGAGGAAGATTGCTACAGGAACTACCAATGGTATTCCTCATTTTGGCAAAGGTAAATTCATTAAAGCATACACTGAAAGATACGGAAATGGGCACTGATAAGAATCAACATAATAAAGATACTGGATCTAATATTGAGCGTTCAGATGAAAGGATTGCTGAAACTCAAGAAGTATTCACACCAATGGAAATGTGTGAAGCAATGGTTCAGATAATTGATATTGAGAAGAGAATGAATCCAGAATCAAAGTTTTTGGATAACTCTGCTGGTTCGGGTAACTTTATTATTGCACTCAAGAATGAACTCCTTAAGTATCATTCCGAACAGCACATTCTCGATAATATGTTGTATGCTGTAGAATTGATGGAAGATAATCATAAAGAAATGTGTGAGAGGGTTGGTGTTCCTATTGATCACCCACATTATGTGTGTCATGATGCTCTTACATATGATTATGGTTTTGGGGAACCGGTTGGTGTAGAACAGTTCTTCTAGTGGCACAGGGGGTTCCTTTGGGATCCCTTTTCTGCTATAATATGTTCATACAGGACAGGAGAGCACTTGGTCACCCTTCGCCCACACCAGAAGAAAGCACTGAATGCGATGCTGGCATATGACAAAGGTCAGGTTATCATCCCCACTGGTGGTGGTAAGACCATGTGCATGATACATGATATTATTGAGAATCAAAAGTATATTGATAACGGTTCTACTATTGTTGTTGTTGCTCCCCGCATTCTTCTAGCAGAACAACTCTGCAAAGAGTTTCTTGAGGTGATTGATAATACTCACACTCACGTAATGCATGTTCATAGTGGTGAGATTGAGTATTTCAGTAGCACCAAACCAGAGCAGATTGCACTGTTTAACAACACTGCAAGAACTGCTGGTGAGAATGTCATCATCTTCACCACATATCACTCCCTACATCGCATTCAAGAGGCAGACATTGAGGTAAATTGCATTTACTTTGATGAGGCACATAACTCAGTTCAACGTAACTTCTTTCCTGCGACTGAGTTCTTCAGTAATGATGCTGATCGTTGCTATTTCTTCACAGCAACTCCTAAGCATTCTCTGACTGTTTTCAAACCAGGAATGAATGATCCTGAGGTTTATGGACAGGTTATCTGTAATATTCCTGCACCTAAACTGGTTGAGGAAGGTTACATTCTTCCTCCTAAGGTTGTGGTTCAGCAACTTCCTCAGGGTGATTTCAAGCAATCTGATGAGAAGAACCTGCTTGATACTATTGATGCCAACTCACTCAATAAGATTCTAATTGCAGCACGTTCTACCAAGCAGATTGTGCGTCTTGTGACTCAATCTGATTTTTGTCAGCAGTTGTATGAGCGTGGTTACAACTGGATGTATATTACCAGCAAAACTGGTGCTATCATCAATGGCAAGAAAGTGTCCCGTGAGGTATTCTTTAAGACTCTTAATCAGTGGGGTTCAGATAGCACTCGTTTTGTTGTGATGCACCACTCTATTCTATCTGAAGGCATCAACGTCAAGGGACTGGAGGCAGTTCTATTCATGCGGAATATGGATTATATCGGTATTTCCCAGAGCATTGGGCGTGTGATCCGCCTAGGAGGCGCTGAGAAGACGTTTGGATTGGTATGTGTTCCAGTGTTTGATAAGGTGGGTATCAGCACTGCTAGGAGCGTTCAGGCAGTGGTTGATACAGTGTTTCAGCAAGGAGAGCCAGCGATTTCCGTAGTGCGGAAGTAGAACTGTCACATTATGAGCAGAAACCCTGCTCCACTCTGCTATAATATTAAAGTAATCAGGGGAACACCATCATGTCTCATCGTTGGGGTGCTTATATCACCACCGTTGATAATAGACTTGAATACGTTGAATTTGATACTCCTAGTATCACTCGCGATGCTGCGATTGCACAAGTTAAATCAATGTACGGTGCAAAAAGTGTAAACAATTGTAATCCTGTTTCATGTTCTTCTTCTGATGAATCTGAAAGATATTCTGCATCAAGATCTGGAAGTTCTGGCGGAATTTTTGCACTTGCAGTTTTAGGTGGTGGTGTTATTCTTGCTATCGAAGTATGGAAGATTGTTTCTACATTCTTTGTTAGTTTTTGGCAGTGGATTGTTTCTATATTTTCTTTTATTCCATTCCTCTCACCACAACTTCTTGTTGGTGGTATACTTGGATTCTTTATATTAATTCTAATTCTAGGAGCACTTGATGGATAAGTTTTTAAAACCATTTATTCCTAGACCAGGAATTCTTAAACCAAATCCTGGCAATCCTTTGGGGTATTGCACTAAAGATGGCATGTGGGCTGCGGTTCCTTTTGGTAAGAAGTTCATGGTTATACATAATGGTAACCAAATAAAGGTGATGAATACATACAAACAATCTGTAGATTTTATTAACAATCAAATAAAAGTCATCTAAGAAAAAACTAAAATGACAAACAAACAATTAAAAAGAAAAGATGCATTCTACATTTTTTATGAAAGTGTATTAAAACCTGACAGCAAACTCAGAGCATGTGCTCATAATCAAGAGTGCTATAATGAGTTGATGGAATGGCGAAAAGAAGTTGTAAAATATTTGGATGAACGCAGAGATAATAATTTTAAATGAATTCATCATACATGTTATTCTTTGGAATATTTGCAGTGGTAGCATACTTCATCTTAACAGATGAAAGTGCTGCTGCTTTTTTTTATTATACCGTAAAGTTAGCAAAAGTATATTTTAGACGCCAGATTTGGTGGTTGACTAACAATCCTAGGAATCCTGTGGTAAAATATCTAATATATCGTCGTTCTTTAAAACTTTCAGAACGATTGATTGAAAAAATAAATAAAAGTAACGAAGCATAACGTTATGTTATCCACTCAATATCGGCTACGACTGGAATTCATATGCAAATGTATTGCCAATGGTGAAGAGGTAAAACTAGATGACATGATCTGGGCAGAAAAACTTGCAAAAAGTCATACTACTGCTCGTGATTGGTTACAACAAGCAAGAAGGCAATCTTCTCAACAGATTGAAGAGGGCAGTACAGATGATTTTCTGAATAGGATGGGTTTAGGAGATCCCGATCCATCCAATCATAAAACGGGATTCACTGATGCTGATGATATTAAGAATTGGTTTCAGCAAGATAAACCTGATGATTGGAGGCAACGTGACTGATTTTGTTTGTATCACCATGTGGGATCCTATTTTCGAGATGATGCGCTATCATTGGGTACATAAGTCAGAAAAGGATCCTATCCAATTTGCGAAAAATCTTAACCCAGAGCAACAAATACTATGAGTAGTAAAATGCTATTCCTAGTTGATATTGGTAATGGTAGATGTATTAGTCATGATGGATATATACAACTTGGTAGTTTTTCTCATACAGTAGAGAAGCACCTTGAGTTAAATCCAGAACAAGAATGGCAGGTAACTTATTGGATGCCTGATCCATTTTGTATCAGATATCCAAGAGCAAATTATCAACATACAATGAAAGCAAATGAAGGTTCACCTAGGACTGATAATGCCACTGATAGTCGTCCTAGAGACTTTCCAGATCAAGCGACTAATAGATTAGAAAGAACACTGTAACTAACATAGGAAAACTAATGAATTCAATAGTAATATATACAAACGGAAGTCAAGAATGCGAACGCGCTAGAATGCTTTTGGAAAAACTTGATAGTCAGATACAAGAATATAAATTAAATAATCATTTTACCCAGAGAGCATTTGTTTCTGAGTTCGGTGAAGGTGCCGAATATCCTCAAGTTG